GTTGGAGTTTGGGTACTGTGAGCGAGAGTCCGACGTCCACAAGTACCAGTCGGCTGAGTACGGCTTCATCGGCTTTGACGAGCTAACCCACTTCACAAAGTACATGTGGACGTACCTGGTCGGCTCCCGTCTTCGCTCCACGGTCCCCGGTGCGTGGCCGAGGGCCAGGGCCGCAAGCAACCCAGGGAACATCGGCCACCTTTGGGTCAAGGAGATGTTCGTGGACAAGGGCCTGCGGGACATCGTTTGGGAGGACGAGACGGGAGTCCGGTACGCTTTCATTCCGGCCAGGGTTCAGGACAACCCCTACCTGCTCAAGAACGACCCGGACTACCTCCGCCGCCTGCAGAGCTTGCCCGAAGCGGAGCGCAGGGCGCTGCTCGAAGGCGACTGGAACGTGTTTGCCGGACAGTATTTCCCCGAGTGGCGTGAGGACATCCACGTAGTCGAGCCTTTTGAAATCCCGCGCTGGTGGAAGCGGTTCCGTAGCTTGGACTACGGCCTGGACTGCACGGCCTGCTACTGGTGGGCGGTTTCGCCGGAGGGCAAGCTCTACGTCTACCGTGAGCTTTACAAGCCCAACCTGACGCTCACGGAGGCTGCTGAGGTCATCCTCAGCATGACGCCAAAAGAGGAGATTATCAGCTACACCGTGGCCTCCCCCGACCTGTGGAACCGACGTCAGGACCGGGGCATTTCCGGTGCAGAGATCATGGCCCAGGCCGGGCTGAACGGCTTGGTCCCGGCTGACGACCGCAGGATTCCAGGCTGGCGGGCGTTGCGGGAGGCGCTCAAGCCCTACGACGACCTGAACAGCGCGCCTGACCCCGTGACAGGGCAGCCTCGCAAGACGGCCCGACTGCAGATATTCCGCAACTGCTACGACCTTATCCGCACCCTCCCTGCTCTCGTCCACGACGAGAACGACCCGGAGGATGTGGCAGATGAGTGCGAGGACCACGGCCCGGAGGCNATTCGGTACGGNATCATGTCCCGCCCGCCGAAGACGGTGAGCCAGCGCGAGCTGTACGAGCGCAGGCGCAGGCGGGAAAGGCTTACACGACCTGTGGTGAGTTCCATCACGGGATATTGAGGGGCTAGGAGGCCAAGAGCGACCATGCCGTTTAAATCAAAAGCCCAGCGCCGTAAGTTCTACGCCATGGCGCAGCGGGGCGAGATCCCGTGGGAGACGGTCCGCGAGTGGGAGCGCAAGACCGGAAATCGCAAGCTGCCGGAGCGTGTGAACAAGCGCAAAGGTGGTAAGTGATGGCTTCTCCGCTGGTGCAAGTAGGACAACCGATGTTCCGCCTTCCTGCCGACTTCGACCGAGAGGCGCGCACGGCAGAGCTTGTCACTCGTTTCGCTTACGCCGAGTCGTGGCGCAAGAATACGACTCGAAAGCGTTGGAGTGGTATAAGCTCTATCGTGGCTGGCGGGAGAAGGCTCACATTGAAGGGCGTAGCAACCTCCACATCCCCAAGACCTACGAGTACCTGGACTCTATCCGGGCGAGGATTGTCAAGTCGTTCTTCTCTACACGCCCGTACCTGGAGTTCATCCCTCGCCCGTTTGTGGGCGCTACGCCGGAACTCATGGCCGAGAACGCAGAGAAGGCTAAGGTCGCCTCCGCTCTTGTTGACGAGCAGTTGGACCGCAACGGTATCAAGCGNAAGTTTTACGACTTCATTACGTCCGTNCTCATCTTCCCCGCCGGGATTATGTCGGTAGGCTGGCGTGTGGAGGACCGGACGGTGCGTATCCCCATCCCTCGCCTTGCCAATCCGATTGACGTGGTGTACAACGGGGCGCAGCCNGAGTTCGTTGTAGAGTACCAGGAGATTTCGGAGCGTGTGTGGGACGACAACGAGATTCAGGTCGTGGATTACTTTGACTTTTGGCCTGATCCGAGAGGGTATGACCTTGATTCCTGCAGATTCGTTTTTCAGCGGGAGTGGTTGTCAAGAGAGCAAATTGAGCAAAAGCTGGCCGTGCTCGAAGAAGCAGGCCTCGGGCGTGTGTTTCCTATTGACTGGGAGAAGGTCCATTCTGTTTCCAACATCCAGGACGGGCGCTATGAGCGCATGAGCGCCGTAGGACTCGCGCCCGAGACTAGCGACGGCTTTTGGGCCGACGAGAAGGGTGTACGCATTGGCCTGACCTACGAGGTCCTGCACTATTGGGAAGACCAGCGCTACGCCCTGCTCATCAACCGCTGCGAACTGGCATACGAGGGNCAGAACCCGTACTGGAAGCACGGTAAGAAACCCTACGTGGTCGCCAGCTTCGAGCCGTTGCCTAACGAGTTCTACGGCATGAGTGCTGTGGAGATCATCCAGCACTTGCAAGAGGAACTGAACACTCAGCGGAACCAGCGTATTGATAACGCCAGCATGATCCTAAACCGCATGTGGAAGGTGCGGCGTGGAGCCGACATTGACGAGTCGGAGCTTGTCAGCAGGCCACACGGCATTATCTTCGTGGACCAACCGGATGACGTGACGGAGATTTCGTTTTCCGATGTTCCCTCCTCCGCTTACATTGAGGGCAACGTCATTGAAAGGGACATGGAAAACGCTCTCGGCGTGCCGCCCGTGGTGCGTGGTGTAGACCCGTCCCGCCAGGAGACGGCTACGGAGATTGTGACCAAATCCTCCTCTGCCGGTATTCGGTTTGATGTCAAGATCATGCTCTTTGAGGAGCTAGGCATTAAGCGTCTAGCTATGTTGATGGACCTAAACAACCAGCAGTTCCTTGACCAGAGCAGGGTCGTTCGCCTCTTTGGCGAGGACGCCAGTATGAAGTGGGTGATGGTGGANCCTGGGGATTTAATTGGCGAGCGTGACTACCTGCCCAGCGGTTCCAACGTGGACCCTGCGGCCAACAAGGAGCTGCGCCGCCAGCAGTTGATCCAACTCATGGCGCTGGCGGCTCAGAACCCGTACATCGACCGCTACGAGTTGACAAAGATGCTTATCCAGTCATTCGACGTGAGGAATGTCGAGCGCTTGCTCCTGCCGCGTGAGGTTGTCGAACAGCAGATGGCGCAGATGGCGTTACAGCAGATGTTGCATGAGCAGATTGTGGCTGGGCGGGTGCCAGAGCGCCAACAGAATTCGGGCCGTAGACAACCGCAGCAGCCGCAACAGCCTGTTCTCTACGGCCCGACAGGACAGCCGATTTCAGGAGGTGGNGTGCTGTGAGTACTCTGACCACACGGGAAGACGATGAGAAGCTGGCTCGGCTGGCAATGCACGACGGCTGGCCCGTGCTGGCAAGGGTTCTTGANGAGTGGATTCGACGGGAGGCCAATGACCTGGCCTCCCGTAGTTTCAATGACCTGCTCGAAGTCGGGCGCTCTCAAGGGCGCATGAAGGCTTTTGAGCAGGTCAAACAATTCGTCGAGCGCAGGCTCGACAGGATTAAGGAGGGCTAACGTGCCTGACAACGTGCAGCACATTTTCGGCTTGAGCGATGAGGACGTTGCTGGGGTCCCCGAGACGGGAGACGCNCCACATACGCCCGAGGCTCAGCCGGACCAGGCCCCGGAGACTGTGGACACACATCCGCAGGACGGCCCCGATAAGGGATACCCGGACACGGATGTGGGGGCACAGCAGCAGGGACACCCTGGGCAGAAGCTGTGGGCAGGCAAGTACCAGACCCCGGAGGACCTGGAGCGCGGTTACGAGGAGCTTCAGCGCAAGCTTGGGGAGCAGGGCCAGCAGCTTGGTACGTTGCAGCAGCAGTACCAGCAGCTCTTGGCCTACCTCCAGCAGACGCAGGCGGTGCAGGGCTATCAGCAGCCCGCTGCACAGCACCCTGCACAGAAGCTTCGAGAGCCTGAGCCCGCCATGAGCCCTGACGAGTTCCTGGACAAGCTGGAATCCGAAGGGCCGAAGGTCGTGGAGCAGCTCGCGGAGCGTGTGGCGCGGAGGCTCCTTGAGCAGGAGGGCCAGGTGATTGGTCAGGCGTTGGGCCAGCTTCTCGGCCCAATGTACCAGTATTACACGCAGGCCCAGCTTCGGGAGAACTTCCAGGGGCAAATCAACTCGCTCAAGTCCAAGTACCAGGACTTTGACGAGTACCGGCGAGACATGTTCGAAGTCATCAAGGAGCAGCCTGCACTCGCCACACAGCCTGGCGGTCTTGAGCTTGCGTACCTGGCCGCTAAGGCCCGCAAGGCGCAGACCGTCCAGCAGCAGGTGCCGCAGACTGCGGCGCTACAGCAGGCGATGGACGTCACGAAGAAAGCCGCGCAGATGCCCTCTCCCACCGCGGGCAATGCNCACAGGCAGCAGACGAAGCTGCCGCCTGAAGAGGTCATCAAGCGGCAAATCTTCGGCGACCCAGGGCAAACACAAGGAATCTTCGGCTAAGGCGGGGATTCAGCAACAGCAATGCCCCCACAAGCTAATAAGCCTGTGGGGGTTTTTTGTTGCGCTTCGCTGAGGCCGACAACATCGGAGGAGGTGCAACTGAACAATGGCTTTCGATTACGGACTTTCCACCCCTGCGTCCAACTCCCCCGTTACCACTTACGGGATTGACCGTGAACGCAGGGACATTGACGTTTCCAAGGAGATCGCACGCCTCATCCCTGATGCGAACCCGTTCTTGGTCATCCTCATGCGGGCAAGGAAGCGCCCNACCAAGACGGCGGAGTTCTACTGGTACGACTCTGAGCCGGGCGCATGGTGGACCCAGGCGGACGGCGGTGTGGATGACAGCGCGACGCAGATCGTCGTGGACGACCCCACTATCTTCCGGTCCAAGGACATCATCAANGTCCCGCGCACGGGCGAGGTGATGTTCGTCACGGCGGTTAACGAGGCGACGAAGACTGTCACCGTTGTTCGTGGTTATGGCGTGACCACGCCTGCGGCCATTAATGACAACGACTGGCTTCTGAGGTTGGGCAACGCGATGGAGGAGTTCAGCCGTGCGCCTGAACCCAAAGTCGCCCAGCCTGTGAAGGAGTACAACTACACGCAGATCTTCCGTCGCCCGTTTGACCAGTCCATGACCAGCGAGCGGGAAGCGCTGAGGACCAGCGAGACGGAGCGCGCTCGTCTGCGTCGGGATCAGGCCCTGGAGCACCGCCTGGACATCGAGCGCGCGCTGCTGTTCGGCGAACGTAAGGAGGACGTATTGAACAAGCGGCGGATGACCGGCGGCTTGCTTCAGTTCATCAAGACCAAGCACTACGACGCGGGCAACAACCTCACCGAAGACAAGTTTGAGGAGTTTTGCGAAATGCTGTTCCAACACGGCTCTCAGCGCAAGCTCCTCGTCTGCTCCTACCGTGTGGGGTCCATCATCAACAAGTTTGCCCGTGATCGGATTGAAACCCGTAGCGGCGAAGAGACGTATGGGGTCCGGCTCAAGCTGTACAAGTCGTTCCACGGCGACTTGTACATCGTGCCGTCTAGGACGCTGGAGAAGGAGTATCAGGGGTTGGCTTTCGGCGTGGACATGGACTACATCGAGTACCGCCCGCTGAATGGCCGGGACACCACGCTCAGNACCAACATCCAGCTTCCGGACGAGGACGGTTGGCGGGACGAGTACATCACCGAGGTTGGCTTGGCGGTGCGGTTGGAAAAGGTCCACGCCGTGCTGCACAACGCCGCGTAACAAGGAGGGGCCGACAAGGCCCCTCCTTCCTTTTTGGGAGGGATTGTNTTGGCGAAGCGCAAGCGGTACGTCTTCCACAGCCCGCGGTTGGGCTTGGTTATTAACGCACAGCCTGACGGCCCCCGTGTGGAGTTTGTCAACGGCGAGTTCACCACGGACGACCCGAAGGTGGCGGCTTTCCTACGCGGCCACAGCGGGTACGGGTTGTGGATCTTCGAGGCGTCTGAGGANCTNCCCAAGCAGGAGGACGGAGGGGCCGAGTAAGGCCCCTCTTCCTCTTCGGGAGGGTTCTGGAATGGCTATTCGCATGTACTTCGATGAAACGGTTTCACTCCTTGTGCGGGACGACATCAGCCCCACTCTTGGGTCGCCTGATACCTACGAAGGCCCCGCCGAGGGTGGGAGTGTTGAGCGGAAGCTGTACCTGTACAGCGACAACTTCCAGCGCACATACAGCAACGTGCAGATTTCGGCCCTGAACACGGACGCCGATGTACAAATCCACTACGCCCCGGACCAAAACGGCCAGCCGGGAACCTACCAGACGACGCTGCAACTGCCCGACGGTGACTACCAGACGCCCGTGCCTGTTTGGGTGAAGGTTACGTTTGCGCCCGCCACCGAGCCNACGCTGCGGACGGACTTGCGGCATCACCTTCAGTGGCTTGAGGCTGTTAAGGGGTGATCGGGCATGGTGACGAGGCTACAGGTCCGTAAGGCGCTTGTGGAGTACGGCCTTCAGCACAAGACGAACGCCGAGATTGACGCCGCAATGGCGCAGGTGGACCA